GAGAAGTTTATGGATTTATTGAAAGTAGGTGAAAACAATCAATAAAGATTATGATTGCCATTGTTGGAACGATTATCCCAACGAGAACCATAAATACTATGGATGTTCAGATACACCGAAAAAGAGTGGCAAATGGAAATGTGTTGATTGTTACGAATATGTTGGCAAGTCTAAGTTTGGGGCAACGCATTGTAGAAAGAAAGTGAGTGATTCAGAATGAGTAAAGCATACAGATGTGATGTTTGTGGCAAATTTTGTAGTGATTGTTATGAAATAAATGGCTTTGATATTTACACTGATGATTACGCAAAAAGAGGCTATTCAAATGTTGATAAAAAGACAGTGATAAATGAAATATGTGGTGATTGCTATAACGATATTAAGACCTACATTCACGATAAGGTATTTGAAGCAGCTAAAAAGCGTATAAAAAATTCAATTAACTAAAAATCAAAGAAAGGAATAGGTTGTCGCGACATAAAACCGAGGTTTCCTTTTGGTAGATTTAGAATGATAGTACATTGTTTATTTGAACAGTCAGGAACATTCAAGAACGCTTTCAAGAAGTATGGAATTGAAGCCTACGACTATGATATTCAGAATGAATTTGGCGAAACAGATTATGTTATTGACCTTTTTAAAGAGATAGAGGGGGGTATCAAGGTGAGCCGAGTTTGTTCGATAAGATAAGCCCTGATGATTTGATATTTGCATTTTTCCCTTGCACTTATTTTTCAGACCAGGGATTGAGGCATCTAGCTTGCACAGCTTATCAGTACAGGAATTACACTATTGAGCAAAAATGTGAATTGGCAATGAAACGACATAAGGAACTTGATTTGTTTTATGAAAAGCTGAATAAATTAGTGATAATTTGTCAGAGAAGTCATTTGCAAATTGTAATTGAAAATCCATTGAATGTAAGCGGATTGCATTACCTTACAAACTTCTGGTGCTTGAAGCCAAGTATAATTGACAGGGATAGGACACAGAATGGGGATTATTACAAGAAGCCTACTCAGTATTGGTTTATTGGATTAAATCCTAAAAACAATCTTGTTTTTGAACCATTGGAACAAGTAGAAAGTATGCAGCCAATACAATATATGACAAATAAAAACCCCTTAGGCATAGACAGAAAAACGGCAAGGTCAATGATACACCCACAGTACGCAGATAGATTTATCAGGCAATATATTCTTGATGAAGCAATATGGAGAGATAAACAATGAAAGACGAAACAAAGCAGGAAATACAGATTTTACTTGACCTACTCAAAGGCAGTCTTACAAGGAATGGTGTGAGTATGGCAACAGACAGAGAGGGCAACTTGATGTTCTTTGATACAACAGCTTACATCAAAAGCAAAGGCAAGGAATTTGACGGATTCAGAGTTAATATCAATGATTTAGTGAAGTAACAATGTGACAGAACTTGAAGAGGTAATTATGGCAGGCAATTTTATTAAAATTGACAGAAAGATTTTAAAGTGGGAATGGTGGAGCGATATTAATACATTCAGACTTTTTATGTATATGTTGATAAGTGCCTATTGGAAAGACGGAAATTATAAAGGCAAGATAATTGAAAGAGGGTCTTTCCCCTCTTCAATATCTGAATTATCAAAAGAAACTAATTTGTCTGTAATGGAAATTCGTACCTCACTAAAACACTTACAATTAACAGGCGAAATAACAAGCAAAGCAACAAACAAATTCACGATATTTACTGTAGTTAACTACAATTTGTATCAAACGGATAACAAGCAAGATAACAAACAAATAACAAGCAACTTAACAAACAATCAACAAACAGATAACATTCTATTAACAAACTCTATATTAAAAGAAAGTAAGAATGAAAGAACAGAAGAAATTAAAGAAGATAAGAATACAGAAAAAGATATTACTAACGTAATATCCAAAAAGAAAAGTTATTACCCAGATGATGAATTGCTTGATGAAGCATTTAACGAGTATGTGACAATGCGTAAGAGAATTAAAAAACCTATCTGTACCGACAAGGCATTACATAGGGCTATGAATACTCTTGAAAAGCTATCGGGTGGAGATAATGACTTAGCTGTTAAAATTCTTAATCAATCAGTAGACCATTGTTGGCAAGGACTGTTTGAGCTGAAAGAAGATAACTCTAATAAGCAAGGCAATCAGAATTTCAATAAGGGTGCTATTGACTGGGATAATGTGTAAAGGAGGCAAATGTATGGACAGAGATTGTAAAAATTGCGTATATCATTCAAGTGGCAGTTGCAGTCAATGGGATTGTAACTTTACAACAACTAACGATGTGAGAAATGAAGCTATTGACGATACTGTAAAAGCCATAAAGAAGTTGCGTGCTTTTACTGTTTTAGAAGAGGAAGAGATTGACGAGATGGCAAGGCAGCTAAAGTTAAAGGCAGGTGGTAACGCTTGACAAGAGAAGAAACAGTTAAAGTTATTCGCATTATGTGTGATTGCTACCCTAACTACAAGCCTAACAACCTATCAGAGACAGTAGATGTGTGGAATATGATGTTAGAAAATTACAGTTATGAACAAGTGTCAGTTGCACTTAAAGCATACATCAACTCTGATATAAGCGGATTTGCCCCAAGCATAGGACAGCTGATAGGTAAAATACAGACTATATCGCAACCGCAGGAACTTGACGGAATGGCAGCTTGGGGATTGGTTAGTAAGGCGTTACGGAATGGCACATATGGGGCGGTTGAAGAATTTAACAAGCTACCACCACTTGTAAAACAGGCTGTTGGTATGCCAGACAACCTTAAAAACTGGGCGACATCAGATTATCAGACGATAGAAACAGTAATACAATCAAACTTTTTAAGAACCTATGAAACAATTGTTAAGCGTGCGAACGAAATAAATCGTATGCCAGACAATATCAAATCACTTATCGAAAAGACGAATGTAAATTCGTATAAGGCTCAAATCGAGCAAAAATTCCAAAGAGATATAAATACATTACAAATTAAAGAAAATGCCATTATCGGTCAAAATACAAACGCAGAAGAGTATATTGAAGCACCTCAAGATATTCAAGAAAGAATAAACGCCATGAGGTAAATTATGAAACCCAAAAATTGTATTTATCCCGATTGTCTTAACTGTACTTTAGATGATTGTTTATACAATACGCTTGAACAGCCAGATATAGTTCAGCAAAATAAACTAGATAAAGAAATTGCCTTTAGAAATAAATTAGAGCAATTAGAACCTAAACAAAGAGCAAAGGTTATATATGACAGAATGTATGAACAGAGCGAAAAAGGCAAAGCTAGACGCAGACGATATAATCAGTCAGAAGAACATAAAATTAGCCAGAAGAAATATTTTCAGACTGAAAAAGGCAAAGCTACCCAGAAAAGGTATAAGCAATCAGAAAAAGGTAAAGCTGCACAAAAAAGAAGAGAAGCTAAAAGGATTGAAACCGGTAAAAATGCCATATACTGTAAAAGATATCGGGAGAAAAAGAAAAGAGAGGCTATGTTAAATGAGCAAGTCGGAACAGCGAAGATTTCAGGAACAAATGATGAGAGTTCAATTAAACAGACAGAAGAATAAAGAAAATAAAGAAATGTTTGGCAATGCCTTAACAATTTTGTTATGGGTCCTACATGATAAATTTGGATTTGGAAATAAGCGACTAGAACGGCTTATTGATGAGATTGATAAATTCAATGAAGATTTCAACGCAGGACTCATAGATCCGAAAGAACTTATTGAACAGTTAGAAGAAGAGACAAAAATAAAAATTAAATATTAAGGAGTATGGCTTATGAAGTTATCAGAACTTACTAAGCCGGAACTTGAAAAAATATTGAAAAATGCCAATTTTACAGAAGAAGAATTGAGAATTTTCAAGTTGCTTGTGGGTAATATGAGCTTAGAGCAAATTAGCCAGAGGCTCATGTTATCCAAAGCAACAATTTCAAGGAGAGTTAAGGATATAAAAATCAAGATAGAAAGGACTGATGAAATGGTTAAAACAATCCCTATATGGGAAAAAGTAACACTGACAGTTGAAGAAGCGTCTGAATATAGCAATATCGGGATTAATAGAATCAGCAATATGCTTAATGAAATTAGCTGCCCGTTTGTTTTAAAAGTGGGAAATAAGCGACTTGTTAAGCGTAAAGAATTTGAAAAATATATAGAAAAAAGCAGGGAAATATAGAGATATATTGAAATATAAGCTATTGTGTAGTAATATTAATTATCACGCAATAGCTCTTTATTTATTGAAAGGAGCTAAAGAAATTGGGAAAGGATTTAAAAGGTAAAGAGTTAGGAAATGGAATTTGTCAACGGAAGAACGGAAAATATTGTGGCAGGTATGTTGATAGATTCGGTCAGAGAAAAAGCATTTATGACGATAAACTGTCAGAATTAAGAAAGAAACTTGCAATTGCAATAGCTGATAGTCAGTCATTTACAAGCATAAGAGATAACATTAAGTTGGACGATTGGTTTAATCGTTGGGTAGATGTGTACAAAAAGAAAAGTGTACGCCCCAATACACTTAGGGAATACACTCACATATACACTAAGAATATATCACCTTTTTTGGGAAATCGCAACATAAATTCCTTTGTTAAGTCGGATATTCAACAATTAATTGATATTACTGACGATAAGGGGTATGGATATGAACGGCAAAACAAAATTAAAGTTATATTATCAGACATGTTTTCAAGAGCGATGGAAGATGAGCTTATGTCCAGAAATCCAACAAAAGGAGTTAAATTGAGGGCAAAAAAGGAAGTTTTCGCTAAAGCATTAACAATTGATGAACAAGAAGTATTTTTTGAATGCTGTGCTGGCACATTTTACGACAATCTATTCAATATTGCCGTAAATACAGGGTTGAGACCGGGAGAACTTTTTGCCTTAACTGAAAATGATATTGATTTTGAAAATGGGCTAATAAATGTATCTAAGACACTTGTATATCAGAAATACCTTGATGATGAACGCAAGGAATTTCATTTAGAAGAGCCTAAAACAGAACAGAGCAATAGGAAAGTGCCTATGAACAGCTTATGCAGAAAGTATCTTGAAAGACAGATAAGGCAGAAGCATGTTATCAAAAACAAACAGCCTAAAGAGCAGAACGACTATTTATTTACGACAAAATTTAACACACCACTTAATTCGGTTTTATACAGTGCGGCGATTGATTCTATTGTAGATACAATAAATCTTGTCCGTTCTGTTGATGAAGAAATGGAATATTTCAGCGGTCACGCTTTAAGACACACATTTGCAACAAGATGCTTTGAGGCGGGCGTGCAGCCAAAAGTTGTTCAATCATATTTAGGTCATGCAACATTACAAATGACAATGGATTTATACACACATATTATGCCACAGAAAGCAAGTGACGACATCGAAAGAATTGTTAAAAACGAAAATAAAATTGTTGATTTTGTAAAAAACGCGGTGTAAATGCGGTGTAAATATACGCCATACCCCAACTAAAAATCCAGTATTTATGCTATTTAGAAGATTAAAAATGTATAATATTTTAGAAACTTATTATGTATACCAGATAACTCCT